CCCGCGTTGGGCCTCGGCGGCTGCGTCGATGACGGTGTAGGTGTGTTCGAGGGTAGAGGCGGGTGGTCCGGTGACTTGCTCAAGCCAGGTGACTTCTACGCGGGTGGTGACGTCTTCCACGGACGTCGTCCACGTGATGGGTTCACGGTCGATTTCGCAGGCGGACAGTTCCATCAGGTCCATCGTGCGGGGGACGATGACGACAATGCCGCCGACTTTGCCGAGGACGGTTCCGGACGGCCGCGTATTGGGGTCTTCCATGAGGATGTAGGCGCCGGTTGTGATGTGAGCGGCTGACCACATGATCCCGTCTACCGATGCCGCCAATCCGCGTAGGAGTCCGCCGACGGGCTGCCGGTCGACGTCGCGCCAGGACACATTTTTGATGGCTATGGACGGGTCGATGTCGAGGTCGATGCCGCCGCCGCCGAGAGTGAGGATGCGATTGGCGCGGTCAAGCAAGTATTCCATCGGCCAGGGTTCGTCTCCGACATTGCGGTTGTCGATATCACTGATGAAATCGGCGCAAGAGATTTTAAGCATCGGCCGGCCGGCGCCTTCGTGCCATTGGCTGGCCAGGCTGACGATGCGGCCCTCGAAGACGAGGACGGTTGACGTAGTGCCACCGAGCGGCCCGAGTATCGTCACGTCGTCGATGTAGACCGTGCGAACTCCATTCCACGTGAGGGTTGCACCGTTCCATGTGCCCGTGGTCGTATTCCAGGTTTGTCCGCCGGCCGAGCTTGCGGAGACCTGGAGTCCGACCCACTGGTGAGCTGCGTTCGCGGTGAACGTACCTTGAGCGAGCACCCATGTGCCCAGCCCGGAAACGCTGGTTTGAACTCCCGCCGGAATCGACCATGCATTGAAATGCGGAGCGCTGAACAGCACCGGTTGTACAGTCACGGTGATGCCGTTCGGGACGAAAACCCATGCCCCGTAGGTCCATACCTGGCCGGGGTCGGAGACGGGGATGGTGTCCCAGGCGGTTGGGTCGGCGCTGAGTGGTGCTGGCGCCATAGCAATGGTCCATGATGTGCTGGCGAGGGTGGGTTGCACGGCGAGACTCTTTGTGCCGGTGTGCGGATTGGTGGTGGGTTGACTGATATCCGCTTTGGTCGTCTTCACGAACTCGTGAAATGGTGCCTCGAATGAGGGGTTGGTGAAGGCAGGCACGGTCGGCGCCGGGTAGAGCGATCCGCCGGCCGTGACTTGGATGGTGGAACCGAGAAAGAATCTGCTACTGAATCCTTCGCCACCTGCGGTGTCGATGACGTCGAACGCGCAGGTGGAGGCTTGGGGTTGGTCGACGGTTGATTCGCGGCCCCACGTCAGCGACAGCCCCGATAGTGCGGTCGGGTCGAGGGGGTTGTCCGTGGGTGAGCCGTCGGCGACGCGGACGCCGTCCGCGTAGACGGTGCAGCCGACTCCGGTTGGCATTAGTCGATCCGGTTTCCGTGCCCGTTGACGCGTATGCCTGCGCGCCTGCGGTCGTCGCCGCGTAGAACGGCGCGGATCTTTCTGGCCGCGTCCGCGCCATCCAACACGCCATAAACGTTGACGACGATTCCCCCGGTGCCAGTTGTCGCCCCGGCTGCGCGAACGGAGCGGGCACCCATGCGGGTGGCGCCCGCGGGTGACAGGCCCGCTGGGGCGGCTGCGCTGAACGGGTTGAAGTCGGGGATGTGCGGCAAGCTGATCTTGGGGACCTTGATCTGGCTGAACCAATGAACGAGCTCCTTAACCTTGTCGATCAGCGATCCGATCAGGTCGAGGAACTTGGAAAAAATGTCGATGCCGGTGCTGATCGCGCCCACCATGAACTTGATCTGAGGGACGACGATATTCTTGATCGTCCAGCCCAGGACGTCCCCGAGAACATGGGCGAGCCCCTGCAGGACTGCCGTGATCTTGTCGATCGTCGGTTTGTTCTTCGCGATGGCGGCTTCCATCTTGTCGAACAGCGGCTTGATAGCGTCGAGCGCCGGTCCCAGATTCTTCGCCAAGACGTTGGCCAGGACACCGACGACGGTGGCGATGACCTTGAACACGGGCACGGCCACGGCCGTGATGATCCGGGCCACCGACGCGATGATGGGCATCAGTTTGGCCGCGATGACCTTGACCAGCGCGAGGATCGGTGGCAAGACCTTCGTGATGAAAATCGCGGCCAGGGTGGCGAGTGTGGGTAGCAGCGTGGTGGTGATGATGTTGACGACGCCGGCCAGGACGGGCAGCAGCGCGGTGGCCAGGGTTTTGCCGGCGCTGACGATTGAGGGCAGGAGCGCCAGGAATTGCGCGCCCGTTGCTTGCAGTGCCGGCAGCATGCCGGCCAGCATCTCGGTGACTTGCTTGACCGGTGGGCCGAGGGACGCTGCCAGGGTTGTGCCGACTGTTTGGAATACCGGAATCAGTTTCAGGAGCACGCCCAGTAATACGATCGCCACGGGGAGCAAGGCTTGACCGATGACTAGTTTGATATTGGCGAATTGCGACGATACCCGCCGTAGCATGTTGGCCATTGAACCTTGCGTCCGCCCAAAGTCTCCCTGCTGATCGCCAAGCTGCTTGTAGATGGCTGCGTGCGCGGCGAGGACCTTCTGTTGCGGCGTGAGCGCGGTCTTGGTGGTCTTGATCAGGCCGAGACGAAGGGCCTCCTGTCTCAGCGTCGCATCGTCCAGCAGTACCTGGTATTTACGGATTGGTTCGTTTTCGCCGCGCAACGCGGCGCTGAGTGCTGTGATGGCGTCCTCGGGCGTGGTGTTCGCGAATGACGCCATGTCGGCGGCTGTCCCGACGAGGTCGGTGGAGAACTTCGCCAGGTCGGCGCCGCTCTTGCCGGCGGACTTCCCGAATGTACCGAATGTGGCGGCGGCGTCCAGTGCGGATTGCTGGGATATCCCGAAACTGTTCGCGGCGCTCTTGGCGAACTTTTCCACTGCAACCGATGACTTGCCGAAGATCACTTGGGATTTCGAGACGGTTTCGCTGAGGTCGGACGCCGCTTTGACGGCGGAGATGGCGAACCCTGCAACGGCGGTAGCAGCGACCGCTAGCCCGGCGGCGACGACGGCGCCCGCGACCTTGGACTTCTTGCCGAGCTTGTCCAGCGCCGTGCCCGTGTTCGCCAATCCGGCTTGAGCGTTCCGCGCGTCGGTGAGAATCTTGATGGACAGGATCGCGGATCTTCCCGCCATATTCCCCACCTCCCTTTATCTAGAATCTCGCTCCGCCGCCAGTAGGGCCAGCATCGTTGCCAAGATTTCATCCTTCACAGACCACCACCACGGCGGTGGAATGCCCACTCCGTAGAGGTGGGCGAGTTCGCAGATCAGCCGGGAACGGGTCCCGGCGGGGTAGGGTCGACAACTTCGAACTCCTCGGTGTCCTCGCCGTCCGCGTCGATGTTGGACACTTCGAGGGTGGACGTCTCCCACACCTCATAGGTGAGGTCCGGCGGGATTTTCCCCTCACGGCGGGCTGCATGCCATGAAAGGAACGTCAGCCACTTCCAGGGGGCGTCTTCCATCTTGGGCCACTTGTGCTTCATGCGGGTCATATCCCACGCGATCAGGTCCGGGTTCAGGGTCTGCACCTCCAGGATTTCGGGGGCGTCCAGGGACCCGCGCAAGACCCGCAGCCGAGGTGCGGCGAGGGTGAAGTCAGCCATGGGTGTTTCCTTTCATCTTCCGTGGATCCGGTCCACGATCTGGTTCACGGCTCGGAAGTAGATCTCGGTCCAGGTGGGTTCCGTCTCCGCTGCTACGGCGGTCAGGAAGGGGTGCGCGGCGATGTGGCGGGCGGGCCACCCCCAGTGGATCGGGCCGGCGTAGGGGACGGCGGCGCTGCCTGCCCGGACCACCGCGGCGGTCTTGGCCTTGTTGCCCCGCACCGTCGCCGCCAGGGAGCCGGAGCGGTGCGGGGCAACGGTCTTGGCCCGGGACGCGACATACCCGGAGACCTGCGCGTGCGCCGCCGCGAGGTCGCCGAGGTCGATCCCGGCCGCTTTCATGGACGCCCGCAGCTGACGAGCGCCCTCGATCTCGATGGCCGCGGAACGTGCCATCGTCATCAGGGGCCGAACGTCAGTGCCGGATCGCCGACAATCGTCCACTCGAAATCGGACGTCAGCGGTGCGCCCATTTCGTCGGCTGTTGGGTGCCCTTGCCCTGCCAGGACAGCGCGAACAGTCCCGCTGAGTCTGCGACGTCCGTGTCGAGATTGCCCGTCAGCTTCGGCGTGTACGTCGTCGGCCCGGGGCGCACGTCGCCGCAGAGTTTCGTCGTGGAATCCCCTTCGTCCTTGTCCCAGGTGATCTGTGCGTTGTTGATCATGCACTCGACGTCGATCTCAGACCCGGTAGCCCCAATGGTCAGGATGCCGGGCCCCAGCACTTCGGTTCTAGCGGTCATGGCAGGGATTCCCTTCCCTAGCAGGTGGAGACGGTGACCCGGGCGTTGATCCCCGGCATGCTCGTCTGTTCCGGGTCGACGAAGGTGACGGTGCCGGGGGTGACGTCCTGGACGACACCCACCTTCTGCAGTGCTGTCATGACCTGTTCGACGACACCGTCGCTGGCATCGACGGTGTCCGGCAGGTACCCGGCCGGCAGGACCATCACGACGTTGTAGGTGTGCGTGATCGGGTTGGACATCTTGCCGCCGCTGAAACTGGACGCTGACCACACCGGCCATGCCGCTCCGGCCACGGGGGTGTCCGGCATGGCCGGTGTGGCGCTCACGCCGGGGATGGTGGCCAGCGCGTCGACGATGGCTTGGCGCGCGGCCAGCATCACGCCACCACGTGTTGGCGGTAGGACGATTCCTCGCGGGCCACTTCGGCGTCCCACCCGGAGATCTGCACCGGCGGATATTCGGCGGCGGCATCGGTGGCGTACCCGATCGCGTTGTTCCGCAGCGCACACGCTCGCTGCACGCGCCGCAGCAACGCCCGCGCCAACGCGGCGGGGTAGGTCGCTTCGTTCCCGTCGGAGTCGGGGTCCGCCGGCACGACGCAGGTCAGCGCTTGAATGTCCAGCTCGGCTTGGCGGATCTCGTCGAGGTCCGCGTCCGGGATGGCCTCGGGGGAAACCCGCGCCCATGCCCGGCATTGCGCGGAGCTGGGAACACCGAGCATGCCTAGCCCCGCCTGTGCTTCTTCGCAGCGGACGCGGCGTCAGATTCTGGGGGGTCGGGTGGGTCCGGGGGTTCCGGCACTGTCATGTCAACCGTGTCGAACGGCGCCACGTAGGGGTAGTGAATGTCTCCGGGTTGCAGGCTCATGATCGGCCCTTTACGCGTTCTTGGCTTCGCAGAGCGCGGTCGGCCGGACCAGCACCGTCTTCGAGCGCCGCTCGGCGAGCAGCGTGAACACGTTCGCCAGGAACGTCACGTCGTGGCTGTCGGTGATGTAGAGCGCGATCTGCGAGCGCGTGTAGTGCGTCAGCGCGGACCGGAAATCACCCACGATGGCGGTTCCGGCCGGCTGAGCCACCGACGGGATCGGCGTCAACCCCCAGAACACGTTCACCACGTTGGGTGCGGTGTTCGCGTTCCCCATGACCTGGATATCCAGCGTGGCCCAGTCCGCCGGGTTGAGCAGCACCGCGTTCGGTGTGTACCCGGCAGCCTGAACGGTGCCGACGCCAACCCGGATGGCCTTGAGCAGATCCCCGACAGAGACGGCGTCCGGGATGGCGGCGGCGGCCGCGGCGAGCACCGCACCCGCTTCGGCTTCCTCGGCGCGCAGCACGTCGTACCGCAACAGGTTGTCAATCGCCGAGCGGGCCGCAGACTCATCTTCGAGCAGCTGCCGCGTGAGCTGGGTGTAGACCGCGATGTTGTCCAGCGTGGAGGACGTGACCGTCGGCCCGAACTCCGCCGGCGGCTTCGCCGCCTTTTCGGCGACCTTCGCCGCGCCGCCGGACTTCTTCGTCCAGGCCACGTACTCGATCGCGTTGGTGGACACCGTGACGGAGCTCATGCTGTCCAGCAACGGGGTCGGCGCCGTCGGCGGTGTCGT